ATTTGAAGATTATTTAAACAATGGCTTATCAGACCCATCAATCGAGGCAAGTGTTCCTTTCTTAGTATCTACTTCTAATAGTGGTATTTTAAGACCTAGACTCACGTTCAATTCAACAAATGGTGTGAATGCAGAATTTAGTTTCAATTTTGCAAATCTAATAGAATCAGATGGCGAATACATAGATGAAAGAGGTAGATTATCCGCTGATATTGTTTTACAGGATTCTAATTTCTATCAGAAATTTTCTTATGAATTACAACTTGATATACCATTAAGTGATTATCGCGATTTCTATGAAGAGCTATTACACCCTGCAGGTGAAAAACTATTTAATAATCTTGTAAAGAATATTGATTCCGACGAAATTGAAAGATCACTTAATGTTGGATATGGAATTTCACGACTAGATACTGTGGGTATAGCGCCTAATGCAGAAATAATAACTATTCCACACCGAGTATGTGTCAATAATGTAGGAAGTGATTTAAGTAGTTCACCTTCCGAGATTACACAATACGTACAAAGGCCAATAGCCTCAGATGATAATCGTGTTTACTTTTTTGAAGATTATCTTGAACCAACAATCGTAACAACTGGATAAATATAAGTATGGGTATATCAATTTCAAGTGCCACAAGCGATACTGCTTTAAGCGTTTTAGTCAATAAAGCTTTATTAAAACAAGAAGTTCGTTATGACTTATTGAATGATTTCGAACAAGCCATTGGAAATGGTACAAAGAAATTATATGTCTTTTATGGCAGACCAAATGAGTTTCCTAATAGTGATACTGTTCCTACGCCTACGAATTCATTACTTGATGAAGAGGACACAAGAAAAACAATTACGGCGATGAGAAAAGTTTTTCCATCAGAAGTTCGTAGAGCATTTAAAAAATATACATGGTCAAGTGGAACACGTTATAATCAATATTCTAATCGTGTTGATACTACTGCATTTGGAGCTGGAACTTCTAAGCCATATTATGTTTTAACACAAGACGAAAGAGTTTATAAAGTTATATCAAATAATAATGGCGCTCAATCAATAGTTGAGCCAAGAGAAGATAGAAATGATATTTTTACTACGTCAGATGGATATCGTTGGAAACTATTAATTAAATACGAAGGTTCTCTTTTACGTAAATTTAATTCTACTACACACTTACCATTTCCTGATACAAATAACATTCAAACAGCGCTTGAGGGTGGTGAAGTAGATAGATTAGTTATTACCGACACCGTATCACCGATTTCAAATAAGTATACTGGTTTGTCAGAAGTTCCTTTTTTCGTAGAAGGTGATGCACCACTGACAATAACCGCATTAGCAGAATTTAAAGTAACAAGTGTTGCACCTATTGTTGGTGGACTTACCGGAACAGGAAAATTAAAAGCAGATGGTATAGAATTAACTAGTGGTGGCGCAGGATATTTCTTTGATTCGACTGCTGGTAGAAATAAAAAGATTCCTGTCAAATTTAGAATTAAAGTTGGTGCACTCACAGATACAAACTTTTCTGCTGGATTAAACGTTACAACAGGATTTGGTTTAGCAACAATTGACCAAACAAGTAATACAGTTTCTGCAATTGACGTTATTGACCCTGGGGCCGGTTATCCTGTAGGTGCTATTGTAGAAGTAGTTCAATCACCTGCGATCGTTTATGGTCAATTAAATGCACAAAAAGAAATAACATCTTTTGAAATTACACGAAACGGAAAAGGATTTAAATCAGCAAATCTGGTCTCAGTTGTAGACCCCGAAGCAAATATACAGAAATTAGATAGTGATATTGACGTTATTTTATCACCATCAAAAGGTCATGGCGGAGATATACAAAAAGAATTAAATGCTTCTGCACTATTCATTAACGTGAGAGTTTCATCTAGTAATGAAGACTTTACAATTGCAAATGACTTTAGACAAGTTGGATTGATAGAAAATCCAAACCAGTTTGGAAGTACTACATCACTCACTGAGACAACAGCTGATGCAAAATTTAAATTTGTATTAGAAGGTGCTGACCAATCAACCTTCGAGAATATCAATGAAGATGCTGCGATTAATGGTCAAATAAGTGGTGCTAAAGGAATCTTTGTTGATAAGAAAAATACCGCCATCGGTGCTAGAAAATTAGTTAGATATATAAAAGACCCCTCAGCATCAGCAGGTACAGACTTTGTGTTGAATGAAAGAGTTCTTATTAATACTGATACGCCTATTCCATTTAATGTTATTTCAATTACAAACCCCGAAGTTGATGTTAATAGCGGTAACATTTTGTTTATAAATAACAATAATAAACAATCAAGACAAACAGACCAAATTGAAACAATCAATTTCATCATAAATTTCTAATATGAGTATTACTGGATTTAATAGAGCCCCGTACTTTGACGATTTTAACGCAAAAGATGCGTCAAAGAATAATCAAACAGTATCTGATAAAAATTATTTACGAATTTTATTTCAGCCTGGGTTTGCAGTACAAACACGTGAGTTGAATCAACTTCAAACCATGTTGCAAAATCAAATCAATAGATTTGGTTTAGGCTTTTACCGCGATGGTGATTCTTTACTACAACAAAAACCAGTTTTTCAAGATAGTATAAGTTACATTGAATTTAGTTTAACATCAGAAGCCAATCTTACATTTACTAATGAACAAACATTTCTTTCAACATTGGTACTTCAAAGTAATATTGAGGGTCGAGGTGTTTCTGGTGGCTCTGCAAAAATTCTTCATTCAGAAACTTTTGTTGCAAACACAGGAGAAACAAGATTAAGAATATACGTTGCGTATGAGCAACAACTTAAATTTACAACAAGTGACTTTCTATTTTTTAAGAATGATACGTATAAAGACAGATTAGGAATCTCAAATTCATTTACGAGCGCTTTAGGTGAAATTAAAGAGGTAGGATTTGGATTCAGTTTTTCTATTGAAGAAAACATGTATTTCATTAATGGTTCGTTTGTTCATACCGCCATTCAAAAATTATTTCTAAAGAAAACAACTGAAGATGAAGCTATTGATGGTGACCTTGCATTTAAGATAACCGAAAACACAATCAATAGTTTTGATGATGCTACTTTATTGGATAATGCTGCTGGCTCTTTGAACGCTGCAGCGCCCGGCGCCGATAGATATCAAATAATATTGGAACCTATTTTTATTACATCTACGCAATCATTAGTCAATCTAAATTCTACTACAGGAAAAATATTCATAAACACTGCAACATTTACAAATGATGTTAAAAGATTGTTGTCTGTTGGAAGCGAGGGTGTTTTACTTGGTGTTGGAGAAGAAGAAAACCCATATTCTGCATTTGATAAAAAACTTGCAGTAAGAACACGTGAGGAAAGTGGAGATTATGTTCTTCAGCCATTTAAAATTAATTTCAGAGAGTTTTACAATAATGGTTCAAATCGTGGTAAATACACATCTACACAAATAAATGATATTTCACCATTTGATGTAACCACTGTTGCAACTGCAGAAACACATTACGCTTTAGAAATTGATACTGCTACAGCTTATGTGAAAGGACTTCGTAGAGAGTTTCCGTCAAAAGTTTCTTTAAAAGGAGATAAAGCACGAGAAGTAGATACTGAAGAAAATATAGATTTTACAATTCAATACGGTAATTATGTTGATATTAAATTTGATGATGTAGACCGCGCATCTAATAGTCCTTTTGATAGAGACATCGGACTTTTAAACGAAACTGATTTTACTACAAATCTAACAAAGAAAATAAAATATGCATCACAATTATCAGGTAATATTTTAAGAACGTATTTATTTGATGGAGTAAATTATGACACAATTTTCAATACAAGCGATTATGCAGCTGCTGATGTTTCAGAAAACAAAACTAAGACAACTCAATTATTCAAATTGCCATATGACGGTATAAGTAATATTTCGAGTGTTGTATACACTAAAGTTAAGAAATATACAGTAACACTTGAAATAGCCACAGATACCATTCAAATTCTTGCGGGCGCAAATGAAAAGCTGAAAAGAATCGAATCAGCGTCAAATGATGAATACACAATTATTACATCACCAAATGGTCAACCTACAATACTACCCGACGAAGATTATGAAATAAAAACTGGTAGTACACAAACAACCGTTGTATTTAAAAGAAAAGACGGTAGTAATTTCGAAGCCGATACATACACAATTTTAGCGCCCGTTGAAGTCACAGATGTAACTGCTAGACGTCGTTTAAAATTAAAAGAACTAAAAACAGATGGCGTAAAATCATTTACAACTGTAACAGGCACAACTCACATAAGTGGAAGTGGAGTACTAACAGGAAGCAATGAATTAGACCAAGATATATTAACAGATACTTTTAAAGTATTTAAAGTAGTTGATAGCGTTGATGTTGAACAAACAGACGCAAAAGTTACAGTTATTGATGATGGTGTGACAGATGAATTTTATAATACACCACAAATCAAAATTGTATTAGGAACTGCAGCGGCAACCAATGAGGTATACAAAGTAAAATATAGTTATTTTAATCACAATAGTAGTAGCGCAGTAGATAGCGGAGAATACTTTAGTGTAAATTCTCACGACCAAGATAATAATATTACTTATTGCAGTATTCCAAAATATAAAGACCAACCATTATCCGATTATCTAGATTTTCGTGTTAAAAGAAAAATTGATGGCACATACCCCGATGAAGAACCTATTATATTAAGGCCAAATTCAAATTGTCAGGTTTCAGTATCTTATTATCTTTCTCGAGTTGATAAATTAATTATTGATGGTCGAGGTAGATTAACAATTTTAAAAGGAGTGTCTTCAGCAACACCTGTTGCCGCTATAACACCACCTGATGCTCTTACTCTTTATGAATATTTTGTACCATACTTTACGTGTGATTTAACTCAAATTACAACTAAGTTCTATGACCATAAACGTTTCACAATGAGGCAAATTGGTGACATAGAAAAAAGATTAAAAAACGTAGAATATAAGTCAGCTTTAAACACTTTAGAAAGATTAGCATTAGAAAAAAGAATCATTGATGCTAATAACAATGAGTTATTTAAAAGCGCTATCTTAGTAGATAATTTTTCTAGTCACGCAATTGGTGATACAGCTTCAAAAGACTTTCTCATATCACTTGATAAAGTAAAAAGAGAACTTCGACCTTATTATAAGCAAAAGAATTTTAAATTACTTTATAAATTTCCGGTAGAATCCGATGTTGCAAAAAGAACCGAAACAACTACAACCGTAAACGACTACGCTGATGCATCTACGGATTCAGAAGGTAATGCTTTAGTAACTTACAAATATAATGATAAGCAAAAAGTTGTAGAAAGAGCTGAGACGACTAGACCGAATGAATTTATTGCAAAAGGGTTTACTAGTTTGTCAACTAGTGTTTCTCCTGGTAATGATCAAAGGCCTGGTTATACTATACCAACAAATGGGAATACTTTTAACAGTTCACCAGATGGTACGCCAGCTGGTTTAGGAATCTATAGTTTATATAATCCAAATTTTTCTGCAGGACGTAATAACGACAAAAGAAACACCGCAAATCCTAACGCAATCAATAAATCGTTTAAAAATAATCTTTTTGTTCAATATCGTTCTGCAGTGCCTGAAGGTCAGACAAATCCAAATAGAGCTTTTAGAAGAATAGCGCCGGTTAGATTCAATGACCCGTCTGGTGCACCATTGGATTATTATAGATTTGAAATGTATGACAGAAATCAAATATACGATGGTCGTCCAAAATATGTTTCAACAAAAGTGCCGGCCGGCGGAACTGCTGAAAAGCTTGTTTCACTTGTAGGGTGGTATCAGGTAAATTATGGCGATGATGCAACGGCAACATATATTGAAACTGGACTTGGTTCAGATAGTCTTACTCCAAGTTTATTGAATGGATTAACAGTAACTTATATTGGTGGCGCAAGAGTCAATCGTATGTTTGATTCTGATGGGGCCGATAATGCAGAAACAACTAAAAATGATTGGCAAAGACCAGAGATTACAACTACAAATAAACAAGATGATGACGGTGCATCATCTGTTGAACAACTTTCTACATGGGAAGGCACTAAAGAGATTTTATTTGAGCAGACACGTGTTTCACAGACGTTAAGTGTGCAACCATTTGAAATTACAAAATACGTAGGAGATATAAAATTATCACCATCTTCTGATGAATGGATTGACACTGAAACACGACCCGCAACTATTATGAATAATAATGGTGCAATGGATGCAATAGAATTTCTTCGTGATACCGGCCTTGTTGACTTTGAAGGTGTTCTCGGCACAGAATGGAATGCTCATGAAACAATAGTACAAGGAGTGGATTCTACTACTACAACTTCTTGGGACACAAACTGGTGGCGTCAAAATCGAATTGATACAACAACCACTGTAACTAACTTTGAAAGTACACGAACTGGTATTGAAACAACTCTTGGTGATGATGTAATTGAAGAAGATGCTGGTGAAAGAGTTGTAGATGTTAATATTGTACCATTTATTCGTTCAAGGTTTATCTCATTTAAAGCAAGTGGATTAAAACCAAATACAAGAGTGTTTGCTTTCTTTGATGATGATAATGTATCAGATTATTGTGCAATGACCCCTGCGTTTATACCTTATGCTGAAATGCAAAATGTACAAATTTATAATGGTCAAGGTAAACCAGATAGTCGAGTCTCTGCTAATCAGAATCTTCCAATCAGTAGTAGCACTGTAAATAACTTTCAAGAACCACTTGTTACAACACTTGAGGGTGGTGACATCACTGGTATATTTAGAATACCAAATAATTCTGAATTTAGATTTAGAACTGGACTAAGAAAATTCAAATTAACATCTTCGCCTAATAATAAAGATGTAGAAGCCGATACATTTGCAGAAGCATCATACTTAGCAAGTGGGTTGGTTCAAGCAAGAACGAATGTTATTCAATCAACTCGAGTTCCACAACTTGAAGAAACACGATTAGAACAAAGTGAGAATTGGTCAGAAACAACTGTTACTAGAGATGTAACTCGAACATGGACACGAAGACGCGACCCGATTGCACAAACGTTTGTTGTACCATCAAAATATAAGAATGGAATGTTCTTATCTGATGTAGATTTATTCTTTGCTGAAAAACCCGATGCAAATATTGATGTGTCAATTCATCTTGTACCAACAAGATTAGGTATTCCAATGCAAAATATTATACCTGGTTCAAAGGTAAGAATGGCAAATCACGAAGTAAAAGTATCTGGTAGAGAGCCAACTGATACATCGGTAATTACTAGTGCCGCTAATGCAACTAATTTCAAATTCGAACATCCTGTATATCTTGAATCAAACACGGAATACGCAATTGTTGTATTCTCTCCATCACCTGATTATAGAGTGTGGACATCAGAATTAGGACAGAAAGACGTTATTACTGGAAATCCAATTACAACAAACTCAGCAATTGGCGTATTGCTCAAGAGTCAGAATCAAAGAACATGGACACCAGACCAAACGCGAGACCTAGTATTTAGAATGAGAAAATGTATTTTCTCTACTACTCCAAAAAGTTTTGAATTCAATACTAAGTTTTCAAAAACTGATTTAACAACCGATACGCAAGGAGTAGAAATATTTAAGTTTAGTAACCTAAATATTTCTGATGAAACTTTAATTTTACCAGAAACTTCAGTACTATATAATATTCAATTTAAAGATGTACAAGGTACTATTGTCAAATCATTTAATAACGTAAGAGGCAAAGAAACTAAAGAATTAGAAACCCAAATTGCAAATT